CCGCTATACTGCGAGGCGTCCAGGAGCGTAAGGCGGGCACGGAGGGGCGTAGCGGGGGCCTCCTTTGCGTAGAGCCGAAGGGTGCCGTCCATCGTCTGTGTGGCAGGGCACAATCCGCAGTCCCCGGCCGCTTGCAGGGACTCAGGCAGGATGGTGAGCATTGGGGTAAGAGTCGCTGTAATGGCCTCGCTGACGATATCGATATGGATGGGGAACAGCCCGTCGGTGTCGTTACCTGCCTCCCAGCCAACGGTCGGGATGGTGATTTCCTCGCGGCTGTGAACATCTCCCAGCAGGATGACACTCACGCTGATTTCCTCGGCCGGAATGCTCTCGGCATAGACGCGCAAGGCCCCAGAGAGAGTGCTGGCAGTGGTACACAAGGCGCAGCCATTCGCCACACCAATAGATGAGGGCAGGACCGACAGCATCGGGACCATATCCTCCTCCACCTTCGCGTGGGCGATGTCCCGACGGTAGGCATACACCCCGCCAGTCTCGTCGTCAGGCTCCCAGCCTTCCGCAGGGATGGTCAACTCGATACGCTCCGCACGGACCACGCCGCCCCCCAGCTTATCCTGCAGAGCTTTCACGGCTTGCCGGATGTCCTGGTGGGTCTCTGCATCGCGGCCATGCTCGGTGATGAGCTGCTGCACGGACTCCAGCGTAACCAAGGCGTCAGGGTCGATAGTGGCCGACACGTTGTCCACATCCCCAACGGCGGCGATGATGTCGAAATGAGCCAGCTTGCCCACGATGGAGCTTGCCGGGCGAATCCACTCCGGCTCGTTCTCCAGGCACAGGGCCGTGAACGGGACCTCGCCCTCGTCCGGGTCCTCAGCGTAGAGGATCAGCCAAGTGCAGTAGAATCCGTTCTCCACATGAACGCTGTTGATCTGGACCGACACCTGACACTCACCGTCAACCGGGTTTGTGACGGAGCTTATCATAGCGTCCATGACATACTCAGGCGGTTCCGTGAGGGTCTTGGGCGTCAGGTCTTCCGGCATCGCCCCCTTGCCAGCTGCCACGCGAGTGTAGTGCATCCGGCACCGGCCCGCGAGGACTTTGGCAATGAGGGCAATACCTTTGAGGCTGCCATAGCAGCCATCTTCAATTTTTGGCACAGGTACTCCTCCTTTTAGTCAATTCGCTTTGGTTTGATGTGGCTGTGCATATAGGCCCCGCCCCGCCCACTCCTGCGGCCCACAGAGGCCATGTGGGTATCGGGTAGTGCTCCGGTAAGGGTGGGCGGAAGAAGGCTGCTGTGCGCCACGGAAACGGGCTTGTGGAATGCCTTATCCTTGCCGACCGGGGAGGCCGAGATAGCCGCCTGTTGAACCGCAGCGTGGCCGACCGAGAACCCGGTCCTCGCGGTTCGATCCTCCCCGATTGGTGTATAGGAAAAATCCGTTGCCACAGATCCGCCGTGCGCAACAGCCATATCCCAGATGAGTTCCCGGTCTTTTCCGATGGGGAGGTACTTGTAGAACGTCCCGATGGCTCCGCCGTGGGAAATGGGCAGGTCAAAGCGGTAGGTGCGGTATGTCCTCACATATAGCCGCATACCTACGCCGGCGGCGACAATGCGCTTGATTGCCCAGGCGATAGGCTCGATCAGGTCTTGCCGCTCCTGCGTCAGGAGCAGCCAGTCCACATAGAGGGCAATCTTGGCCGGGAACACGTCCTCGAACTCAACATCGTGGTTCTCGACGCCCAGTAGGTCAGCGGCGGCCCTGATGACTGTATCGGTATCGCCGCCGGATAGCTGGGACAGAATCTTGACCCGGATTGCGAGGCGGTACAGCGCATCGCTCTCGCTGAACCGCTGAACACCCCAGTTGGCCCCATACCTGTCCAGGACAGCGCCCCTCGCCGCCTCCAGGTCATCCCATTGCTTTACCAGCTCCGCGTTTTCCTGGACGATGTCCAGGCCCCAGGCGAACAGAGAGAACAGCTTGCCGATGTTCGTCTCCAGCGGTCGGCCCTGCTGGTGGTTATCGTAGTCCTTCCGGCTGTAGGCGCTGGTCAGCGCATACAGCATTTCAGATAGATAGTTCTTCACTCCACGATCACCATGCTTTCATCGGTGACGGCCTTCTCCCTGGCAGCAACCTCGATGTTCTTCCAGCTGAAGTGCTCACCATCGGAGCTGATCTGGAGGTCGAAGTCCACCACCCCCGGCACCTTCAGAACAATCGTGGGCAGGGTCACGTTGATAACGTCCTGCCCTATGTTCAGTCCGCCGCGAGTGTTCACGCCAATGTGCTGGATGATGGCCTGTTTGATCCGCTCGATGCCGTCCAGGGGGAACTTGCTGTCCGTTACGAGGTTGAACACCTTCACCCATATGCCGACGGGGGTCGGGCGGCTGAAATGGACATCGTAAAGCCTCCCGTCAGCCTTGACCACGGAGACCGTTGTGTTTCCGTAGGTCTGGATGCCTGCGGCCTTCCGGCGGTAGATGGCTTTCGCCACGTCCTCGTCCAATCCTCCGTATGCAACGATCTCAACAGAGTGAGGGGGCAGCCCGGTCTTGCTCTCAAAGTCGGTGTCGTTCTCCTCCCCGGCGACTGCGATGACTGCCTCAACGCTCTCGTAAATCTCCGCGATAATGGCGTCGATGTTCACGCCGCCGGCGAAGTCCACCGATTTGTAGTACCGTTCCCGGAACTCGGCGGGGGTTTCTGTGTTTCTGCCGCCTTCAAAGGCTTTCTCGTTTGTCACAGACCTGATGCCGAGTTTCGGATTTGAAATGTTCTTTATCGTTCCCTCGGCGGAATTGCCGTCAGGCCCAGCGACCGCCGCCGACGCCGGGAGGGTCACGCTGCCGCCTGTGATCACTCCGGCTCTGAGCGTGACATACTGCACCCCGGCTGTGGTCTCGGCAAGAAAGCCCGCCGGGACCTCCACATTGTCGTCGCCGTAAAATGTCAGGTAGCCCATGGCTTTCTGCGCTCCCAGGAGCCGTATACCGATCATCCGGCCAAGGTGGAGGAGGCTGGCGCCAACCGCAGTGTCAACGAACCGGCTGTTGTACACATCCTCCAGAGTAGAGAACAGGAGGTTCAGCACCCAAGCGAAGATCCGCAGGAAGATTCCGAGCGGGGATCGGACGGTCAGGTTGGCCTTGGAGCCGAACAACTCACGGGCCTTGTACTCCAGGGCATCCAGCAGCTCCGCATAGGTCGGACGCCTAAAGCCAGCATCGGTCAGGCCCCACTCGTTCGGTTTCGCCATTACGCTGTCACCTCCAATTCGATGGTCTCGCCGCTGACGAGCGTGGCCGAAAACTCAGCCGTCACGCTCCGCCCGTCATATGAGACATTGAGTGTGTCTATCCGGGAAACCTCATCTTCCTGGAAGATGGCCTCTCGGACAATGTCTTGGATTTCGTTGATGTCTATCTCGTTCTGATTCGTGCCCATAATGCGCTCATAGTCGGTGCCATGTACCAGGTCGGCGAAGAACTCAGCCTTCCAGGTCAGGAGCGCGTGGCGCACGTTCTGGACGGTCGTATCAGCACCATAGATTTTCACGAAATTGCCGCCCCCATCGAAAACCAGATCGCGGGTCTCAGGGTCAATCAGCAAGGTCATGTCCTCATCCATATGGCCGCGCTCCTTTCTCCATCCGGGTTACGCTCCGAACTGCAAGCCCAGGTGGGCATACAACCCTCGCGTGAGCTGCTTTTCGATTTCATCCACATAGACGGTCACGGGCTTGCCGTTCACCCGGATTTCCCGCGTCTCCCGGAGGAGCGGCTGGGCCGCAGAGTCTGCCGCAGGCTGGGAGGCAGACATGGACAACGGAGGCTCAGGCAGAAAGCCAAGGGCCTCCATGCACTTGTGGTCGCAGGTATCGACATACGGGCAGGACTGGCAGCCTGCCGCGAGTTTTGACAGTCCCATTGGGAAGTCTCCTTTCAGAACCGGCCACAGAGTTGCGCAGTGTCCCCAGGAAGGCGGGGATACGGCGCAAGGTGGGTAAGGGTTGGGCTAAAGATAAAAGCCGCTGTGGGCGGCTTAAAATCGCTTACAGGGGGGGGCGGTCACCCGCCTATGATCACGTTGCCGCTGCCCTCCTGCACGGTGCCTCCGATTGAGACAGCATCGCCGACACGGGCGGCAGGGAGACCGTTGATGTCAACCTTGGAGCTCCCGGCGGCAATCATGTCCTGGTGGCCTGGATGAGTGACGCATCCATGCGTAGAATACTGATCCGTCCGGCGGCCTGCGCCCTTTCCGTTGATAATGACGTTCGGGCTGCAGCTTACCAGGGGAACGGGCGGGCAAGAATCGTGTCCGGTGCAGTTGTCGCCTTGTCTCGTTGCTGCTGGCATAGAGCACCTCCTAATTGAGATAAATCTTACCGCCGGTCTTGACCGTCATGTTTCCGTCCAGCGTGATGTTCATATCGGTGGATTTCATGTCAATCGTGGTGGCGGTGAACTCGGCGGTGGTGTCTTCGTTCTTCACGATCACCTTGTCCTTGGTGACGGCAACGTAAATCTTGCCGTCCTCGGTGGCAATGCAGATACTTTCGTCCGGCAGTCCCTTCACCGTGTAGCTCCCGGCCACCAGCGCCCCCACAAAGATGGCGTCGGTCGTGGCGTGGTTCCGCTCGGTCAGGGGCTTGGCCTCCTTACCCCCGGTCACGGTAGCGTCCATATCGTGATCCAGGTAGACCACAGTGCCGATGTCGCCCTCTTTTATCCAGGGGCGGAAGATAAAGCCACCGCAGTGCGTGAGGGCCACAGGCACCTTCAGGATAGGCGGCTGGCTTTCGTACTTGCCGTTCTCCAGGTGCTTGGAGAGCGGCTGGACGTTCACCGTCATCTTTGCGGGGTCAAAG